CCGTTGAATGGGCCGACGATACACAAATTAGTGAACCAACCATTTTTGGAGAAGTTCCACAAGAGATACCACCAACTAAGGAAATCATATACATCAGTATTTATGCCGATCCTGGCGCATTGCCAATACCAAGAAAGGATGGGAAAATTACTGGAGAAGGTGTTTACGTATGAGGAAGATGCTAACCTATGACGAGATTTATGCAAAACTTAGCGAAGATATGGGTATGCAGTTTGAGGCTAAACGCTTTGCAATTGGCGCGCTGGCGGCCAGAATACATGAAGAACTTGTATTGTGGTGCCGTTTAAGCAAACTGTTAAATGCCATGGAGAAGCGCGAAATCGAAGCTGAAGATTTTGATGAATACAATCTTCTTTCAAAGAAATCTGAGGCACTCACTTATCTTATTGTCAAATCAGTAAAGGAACTGGAAATTAAGAATAAAAAGTCCGTTAAGGATATTGTTGAGAATATCCAAGATGGGTGGTTTAGTGATAATCATGAAACAGAAAATGGAACAACATCTGATAACGATTGAGGACGAGGCAAGGCTTTTCGGTTTTCGAACGCGTAGAGATGGAAACAAGCTAATTATATACTGCGAGGATTGATTGTTTGAAAAAGAAAGAGAAAAATGACGTCACATCAGAGAATATGGGCGAGCAGGAGTTGGAGAAAGTGATTGGTGCCATTACCGGAGGAACTGCCAACGGTGGATATGATAACTGCAACATTCAACTTGATGGTATAGGGATTATTGCTAACAAAGGAAATCCCAACATGATGATAATGCGTTTGGGCACGTTTTCATTGGAATTACATGATACCGAAACAACTCTTTTAGATAAGGTTCAATATTTAGCTGAACTGCTTAGATTGATTAAAGAACTTGGGTGGCGACCTGACAAAATGGTTATAGAACCAAACGATGAAGCCACTGAGGGGATGTTTAATTAATGGCTGTTTCAAGCGGGGACATTATTCGGCTCAGAAATGAGTTCGAGATAGTTCTTAAGAATCGTGACGCATTGGAGCGTCTGATCGTCGGATTCTGTGAGAGTTTTCTAGTCGATAGTAAGGGACGCCCGCTTAAATTGAGGCCCATGCAGATCAATATTGTAGCAGAGTGTCTGACAAACAGATATCTTATGCTTCTGGCCCCACGGGGATCAGGCAAATCGAAAGCATTGGGCGTTGCCATAACAATGTGGCTCTATTTCTTTCAGGCTGGAGAAAAGGTCGCTATTGTGGCGCCACAGATGAAACAATGCAAGATTATATTTTCTGACGTTGTTGATAATTTTAACAACTCACCCATTCTATCAGAATTAGACATTATAAATAATATAAGGCTCGAGAATGATCCTATACTGAAGTTAAAGGGCGGATCCCAGGCAATACCCCTCCCAGCAGAAACAAAGCGCGAGGGACAAAGTATACGTGGTTTCCATGCGACATTTTGTGTGGTAGACGAGAGCCCGATGATCCCTGACAATTTATTTGAACAAAATATCGAACCTATTGTTCTTGCAGAAGAGGCTCCTTTCATTAATATTGGTACCCCGAAATCCAAGGACAACCATTGTTATAGATATCTATTCGATGAAAGATATAGTCATTTTAGATCCCTTAAGTATACGTATATAGATGCTATGAATAAAGGCGACGCCTATAAGACGCCTTATTCTGAAGAAGATATAGAAATAAAGAAGCGTACCTGGGGTGAGGATAGTATTCAATTTAGAACTGAATATCTATGTGAATTCATAGAACAGACAGGTCAGTTCTTTACGTCTGATGATTTCGAGCGGTCAATGTATGAGCTTGATTACTTTGTCCGCGATCCAAAGGAGATCAATGGTGATACTTTCGTGACTGTGGATTTGGCTCAGTCACACAACTCGATTGTTTATGCTCTTTGGGAGGCGGCCAAAGACAAGAACAACAAACACCAATTATATTTACGTGATATTCATGAAATACAACCACCAGCTACAGGTATTGATCCAAAAGCTGTTAGAACAACGTTGATCGATTATTGTAAGTATTTCAATTGTCGTGCAATTGTACTTGATTCTACAGGTTCTGGTAAATCGATGTTTGCTGACTTCAAAAGGGAGGCCGCCCAAGAACATGATCTGAATATTAGAGTCATTGGGTTTAATTTCAGTATAAATAAGGCAGAAGATTATTCAATGTATAAGAATCACCTTCGTCTCGGTGAAATAAAGCTTCCAAGACCAGATTCGCTGAAAAAGGCATTCGAAAGGAAGTTGATGACAAAATGCATCGAGCAACATTTGACAATTTCATATGAATTCGCCAAAGATTTAAAGAATATGCTAGTTAAGGCGAAATCACACAGACATGATGATTTTCCAGATTGTTTGTGTATGTCAACACGTATTATGGGTAAAGCCAGTAACACACCTGTAGTTCTTGGTGTAACTAGAGAGAAGCAACCAAAGATCGTGCGTAAATCTTATGAATTTAATAGAATAGATGAAGAATATGAACGTCAAAAGTATGGTGGTGGTGTATCATGATTTCGAAAGAAGCACAGATCAAATTAGCAATTGTTTCAATAAAGATTGTTGGACAATGGGTCCCACTTGAAACTATATCAGAAGATTTGCGTGATTCGTTTGGCGTTCATTTGACACCAAAACAGATTGCGGCAATTTATAGATACTGGCGAGAATGTAATAAAAAGTTAACGTTTACAGAGAAGAATGAAGGATCGTTTGGTATAGAAAAGAAGAAAATTTTCAAATCAGAGAAAGGATATGGCAGAGTTTGCTCATTATACAAAACTGATGCGAAAACTATAAAAAGGTTGTTAGACTATCTATATGAATGTCACCTTCTCAACAAGAATCGGTCGGGGATTTAAAATGGTTAATACAGAGAGAAAAACACCTAGAGGCCACACTACTGGCTTTCAGAGCACCTATGATTTCAAGAAAGGGCAACCGCACATAGGTGACTTTAGTTTTTATCGAAAAACATATTTATCTGACCCAGTGGTCCAGACCAATATAAACATACCATGTCGATATATCTGGAAGAGTGGGTGGTATGTACAGGGGCGGCACAAGGAAGCGGCTCGTGTTGTAAAGGAATACATGGACAAAGTTGGAATCGATCAAATAGGGTACAGATTTATTAAAGATTCCAAAATCTTTGGAACTGGATACATGGAATATACACCCGACAACCTATATACCAGAAATCCAGACTCTATGTTCGTTCGTATAGATAGAAAAGGCAGAATTGTTGGTTGGGAACAGAAGGTGGCATCTAGTTTTAAACCAATTCATTTTAACAAGGATGAAATTATTTTTATGCCAAATAACCCATTCTCTGATTCTGTCTATGGAATATCTGACATTGAATCTGTTCGATACATTGTTAGATATCTAAAAGATCAAGCCGAGAGAGATGTTGGTGCAATGCTTAATAAGTATGTCGGCGAACGTTTCAAAATCACAGGCGGTTCAGCAGATAACCCATTCCAAGAAACTGAACTTGAAATACTCAAAGAATATTTTTCCGAACTGAAATTCGGTGAGGATATTATCACCGCCGGCGACGTTGGTGTGGATAGCATCGCATCTTCGGCCCAAGGTATGGACTTCCGTGCCTATTTAGATTACATTGTTATGATTCTATCAATTGGAATGAATGTGCCAATTGTGTTTTGGGAAGGAAAGAGCTCAACAAACGCGACTGCAACAGTTCAGCTTCAAGTCTTTGAATCTTATGTAAAGTTCTTGCAGAGACAGATCGAAGACGCATTCAATACTCAATTGATACCAAACATCATTCGTGATTTCTTAGACGAAGAAGTTGAAATGTCTGATTACCCCAAATTTGTATTCGAGCCCATAAACAACGATGAATTGTATGTGCAGGCAAAAACCGAACTGATACATCTTACCAATGGTGTGCTCAGTCCCGCTGAAGTACGTGAAAAGCGTGGATATAATCAGAGAACGGATTTGCCGGAAGATCTTCCCGCTTTTATTCAACCCGCACTGACTGGTGCTACAGGCAAGCCCGATCCTGCAAAAGAGATGGGTAAACAAACCGGTCAGAGTAGAATTAGTAATCAGGAGGCCGAAGAATGAAAACGCGACGCATAAGTATTGTTGACGAGTGGATGGGTCTTGCCGAAGAACAACCTTATGCGGTGGTTACCGCGTTGGCTGCTGGCAACTTCCCTGGATATGGAAGAGTGCGAAAAGAAGAGATCGAAACATTAGCACCAAAATTGAAAGATTTACCGGTATATTTGGGACATCAAGTAACCCCCGAGGATTTAGTTGGAAAGGTGACAGATTCCTGGTATGAATCCAAAAACGGTTTACATCTTGCGAAAGCTAAGATAGCTATAAACAAAACGAATATGGCATTCGATAAACTACGAGAATTGCTTGAAGAGAATAAATGCGACTCGGTAAGTCTTCAATTTAAATATGAAACGATGGGTGTCGGCGAAATAACAGATATGTTCGCACTATCACCTATAGAATTAAGTTTTGTGGAAATGCCTGTATGTGACACATGTAAGATCGATTACGCACAATTTTCCAAGGAGGAAGACAGTATGAATGGTTTTGACGACGACGGATTTGTGCGATTGCAGCACATAAGTTTATTTGATGAGAAAAGTACGAAGCGTGATCCATTACAACCAGAGCGGGTTCTTATTAAGGGCCTTGCACTCAAACCTGGAACGTTTAATGATCTTGAGTATAAATGGGAAGATATTAAGGATGCTGCACCTTCACTCATTGGTCAAGCTATTACAGTAGATCATAGTCAATCGGTGTATGATGTTATCGGTGAGGTAACCGGTGCCTGGGCCGATGAAGTCGAACAAACAATATATTTTACTGGATTTATCAGTGATGAAGATATTGCAAAAAAGATTGAGAGTGGAGTTCTGAGCGCAATTAGTCCAGAGGTTCGCGGACGGCCAGAATATTTGGGCGAGGATCGCATCGGAATGTCTGATGTAATCTTTACTGGCATAAGCGTGGTTGCACGTCCAGCATGCAAAGGTTGCAGGCTAACTACCAAGTCTCTAAATTTCGTGAAACAATTGGGAAAATATTTTGAAAAGGGCGATATTGAGACCGAAATTGCTCAAAATAACGAAAACTATATAAAGGATGATCGTGCTAATGATATGGGTACGGTTAATACCGAAAATTCTAATGGAGGAAATACCGTGACTGAGGAAAAGAATGTTGAGGCACCAAAGGTCGAGGAAACTACGACCGGTGAGAAGCCAGAACAGGTCGAATCTGATGTAACTGTCACTGATAATCTCGAGCAGGCCCCGGTGGCCGAGCCCGCTATTACAGAAACAGTTGTAACCGAGGATACTAAGGAGGCCCCAGCGGCCGAGGAAGAACCCGAGGCAGAGCCGGCCAAGGCTACAAATGATGTCGCCGAGGAAAAGGAAGCAGATATGGCTGAAGAGAAGCCTGTTGAAGATTCTAAACCTCAGGTGAAAGATGAACTTTCTCAAAGGTTTGAGACTCTAAGTGCAAACTATGATAATCTCGAGAAGTCCCACAAGGCACTGCTCGCAGAGAACATCAACGCAAAGGAACTCGAACTCAAGCATAATGTTGGCGAAAACAGGGTTGCCACATTGATGAGTAAGTCGATAGAAACCCTGGGTGAGATCTGGATGACAATCAAGGATGTTAAGCCCGCAAAGGAAGCTGCCAAGTTTGGTGGACCTAAGGGAGAAGCAACCACACTACCACATTCAGAGCCTGTTAAAGAGGAATCTAACGGAATGTTGGATACTTATCGCAGGATAAGAAACGATTATTAAATAGGAGGAATTTAAATGGGATTATATTCTACAGTAGAACCGCTCCAGAACGATAATGGACTGGTCAACAAGGATAATTCGTATACCGTGAACCTCTTGGTAACTGGAACTGCTGCAACAGAAGTGAAGTATGA